GACACCGGCTCTGGACTAACGTGCCGTTTGTGTTGGTCGGGCTAGTACACGCATTCCCCTACCCCACCCGCGGTGGGCTTTTCAGCGAGGGCGACGGGAATCGAACCCGCAACCACCGGATCGACAGTCGCCCTCATTTCCCACCAGGTCTAGGGGGTCGGCGCGCGAAATGGGCCAGGAGGGGCCGGCGAGAATGCCGGTGCGGGCCCGCACCGGCGAGAGTGCCGGGCGGTGATGGCGCTTGCGGCCGGCTATTGCACCGGCGAGAATGCCGGCAGGCAATCGCGGCGAGTGTGGCCAATTGGCGAGACTGGTTTACCGGAAAGGTAAACGGTTTGCGGGATCGGCCGAGGAAAAGTCTTAACCGGTTGCGTTAAGATCGGCGGGTCGCGGCAGATCGATCGTCCAGCGGATCGCGGCCCGCTGGGCCAGGCGGTAGACGAGCCGCTCCAGCGGCGCGGCGTCCTCGGCCGGCTCGGGCAGCTCGAGCTGCAGTGTGCCTCGCAGGCAGCCCTGGGCCACGGCCGCGGCCAGCGACTCCAGCAGCGCGTCGGCGTCGTCGAGGGCCTCGCGGGCCTCGCCGGTCAGTCGGCCGGCGTCGGTGATCAGGGCACGCAGTCGCTTTGCCATGGGAGATCCTTTCAATGCCTGAAGCCCTTAGCCTTTGGCAGCAGTTGGCGATCCTGGCGACGATCGTCGTCGGCTATTACCTGGGGCGCGGCGTGCTGTCGTTTGCCCGCTTCGTGGTGGTGATGCTGCGCGGCCAGCTCACGCTCTGTCCGGCGTGCTGCCAGTACGCCTCGAAGCGCGCCGCGGCGTGTCCGCATTGCGGCGAGCCGTTGCGCGCCGCGGCAAAACCTCCGGCCGCGTCGCCGGCGCCGCGTCCCCGCGTGCCGCTACGGTAGTTCATGACTCGACTTACGGCGCGTCGCCCATTCGCTCGATCACGAGGTTGGCGTGGACAATCCGCGCGCCGCCGCCTTCTTGATACAAGAATTCCGGGCAGTCGCAGATCATCTCAAAATCAGTTTCTTCCTCGGCCTCAAACAAAACTTCAATGGCCGACGACACCTGAAGATCGTCCGCGCTGCCTCCGTAAGCGTAGGTCAAAACGGCGCGGACGTCGAAGTTGTAAAGCCATCTCCAAGTAGATTCATCGGGCAGGCGATACTTGCCGTAGGTCCGCGCCATCCATGACGGCGTCTCGTTGTCCCATCGTGTGTACTGATGCTCGTGCAGATCCGAGGTTCCCGTCCAATAGGTAAAACCGAGGATGTTTTCGGGTTCCGCCCCCGGATCGTCCGAGTGCGCGCCGGCGTGCGTGACGGCCCACGAGTACTGGAGCCGGTAGATTGCCGGCTGATCGAAGCGAAGGCAGGCGACGTCTGTGGCATACGCCGTCGGCGCCAAGTTTGTGACGCCGACAGCTTCCGGGTCGCCGATGGCGGCACCCCAAGAAAGCTTCGCGCCGATGTGCCGAAACTCCAAGGACTCGTATCCAGTCCCGTCGGCATAGAGTAGCGCCGGCGCGTGGAACTGGCAGCAGGGATTGTGATTTCGTGAGAGCGTCTGCGGCGCCTGGCCGGCGTGCCGTCGCTGCCCCACAAGTCTCCGCTCAGCCCACGGCACGAAGCGCCTAAGCCGCTCGACAAAATCACGATCGAGGCTGTAACCTTCCATTACTCCCTCGGCCGCGCCCCGATCCGCTCGATCAGCAGTGAGGCGCGGGAAATGGCGGCGCCGGCCTCTGCGTAAAAATACGTCGGCACGTCCGCAAGCTGCTGGATTTCTTCGCCGACGTCCAAGCCGATTAGACACGTCGCCGAGATCGTCCAGTCAATGTCGGTTTCTCCGGTGCCGTAATGTTTGTAGATTGGCGCGTCGAGTTCCAGTTGGTCAATGTCGGCCCAATCCTCATCGTCGGCCGGCTGCCGATGTCTGGTCCTCAATCGCGCCTGACAGGTCGGCGTCTGGTAGTTCCACTTCTGGTACTCGTGAGCATGCCCCGATACTTCGGTAGTGTTGTCAGTCTCCTCGAGGATGTTTTCCGGCTCATCGACCACACTATCCGACCATTCTCCTGCTCGCTCCACCGTCCACTCCATGTGCAGGCGAAACAGTCCGGGCTTCGTTACGCGGAGGCATGCGGCGTTGGTGGCGTAGGCGGTCGGCGAAAGGATTTCGATTCCGACGGCCGCAGTGGACCCAATGAGCCACGCATCCAGCGAGGACCATTTCACGATGGCCTCGTTCGACGCGCGGAATTCGTTCGTCGCGTACCCGCTGTCGTCCGAGGCGTTCAGCAAAACGAGCCCAGTCAACTGACACGCCAGCACCCCCGGGTTGCTCAAAATCTGCGGCCCCGGCTCCTCGTACCGCCTCTGCCCCTGCATGACGCGCTCGGCCCACGGCACCACGCGCCTCAGCCGATCGATGAAATTCTGATCCAGCTTGTATCCGGCCATGGGGCTCTTGCTCAAATTGCCGAGGGGGTCAGCGTCAAATGCGAGCCGACGTCAAGGGTGATCTCGTCGACCGAGCAGCGGTACAGGTCCAGCCCGTTGGTCCAGGTCACGGTCTTGGCCGGGTCGTAGACTGCCGCCCCGTAATTGACGGTGCAGTTGGTCACGGTCCGCGCGCTGGGGTTGCGGCGGAAGTCCAGCACGCCGCCGTTGCCCACGTTGGCCGTGGTGCAGGTGCCCGTGGATTTGTAGTAGCAGGTGCCGCCGTCCAGGTTCAGCGTGGTCACCGCGCCGGCGCCGGTCACATGCAGCGTGCCTTCGGTCTGGTTGATCGTGGTGGCATTGCTCTCGATCGTCAGCGAACCGCCGCTCTGGTTGATCGTCGTCAGGGTCACGCCGGAGCCGCAGACCACCGTCGCGTCGCCGGCCAGCGAGGCGTCGTAGCCCACGGCCAGCGTGGCCGCGGTCGCCGTCTCGGCGGCCTTCACGGCAACGCCGACGTCGCCCTTGGTCACGGTCACGGTGTTGCCAACGTGCGTGCCCTTCAGGAGGATCGCCGGCAGCCCGGTCGTGTTCGACCGCGCCGCGGACGTGATCGTCGCGGCCGTCTGCGCCGATCCCACGTCGATATTCACCTGGCCGGTACCGCCCAAAATCTTCAACACCGTCGCCCCGATCGCCAGATACTGGTCGCGGTACTCGACGTAGTCGTTCGCGTTGTCCGGCGGCAGGCCGATCGCGCCGGTATATGACGATTCGATCACCAGGCTGGCCAGCGTCACGGCCGACTGGGCCAGGCCGTAGTAGATCGACACCGCCGAGTTCTCGATCACGACGTCGTCGCCGTTGACCGGCACCGCCCCGCCGGACCAGTTGGCCGCGGTCGACCAGTCGTTGGGGCCGGCGTTGGCCGTGGTGTCGCTTTGGGTAAAGGTCTGGTCGTCGGCCGCGCCGCCGTTGCTCTCGGTCGTGGCCAGCGTCACCGAGAAATCCGTCCCGGCCGTGTCATGCGTCAGCGTCAGCGCGCCGCCACTGGTGGCCGCGGCCGTGATCTCGGCGAACTCGGGATACGTGGTCGCGCTCAAGGCATTCCACGCCGCCGCCAAAGCGGTCGCCTCGGTCTCGGCGTTGGTGGTGCCGGCCGAGTAGCTCAGCGTCTTCGCGCCCATCGTGATCTTGAAAATATCGCCCGCCTCGACCGTGCCGCCGATCGTGCAGGTAACCACCTTCGCCACCGGTGCCGCGCCGCCGACCCAATACACTGTCGCCATGGTATGTGCTCCTAGAGTCGCAGCGTCGCGAACCGCCGCGATTTGAACCGTCGGAAATCGATGTACTGAAACGCCTCGGCATCGATCTGCGCTTGCGAGAGCTTGCCGCCGGCGCCGTCGAGCATCACCCGCGATGTGGCGGCGATCCCGTTTTTGTCCTGCGGGTAGACGCGCTCCTTGTCGCCGGTCTCGTCGTCGACCTCCAGGTAAAAGCTGCCGTCGTCGAGGATCGGCGTGTTCCAGCCGCGCTCGTTAAATTCGATTTCGTAGGTCACGATCGCATAGGCCATGCCCTCGGCCCACGCCTCGTCGGCCGTCAAAATCAGCCGCGCGGTGCCCGGGTCCCAGCCGTAGAACCGGTCGCTATTGACCGAGTTCTGGTAGTCCTTGCCCACGGCAAAGTCGAAATACGCCTCGTTGCGTTCGATCACCAAAACCGGGTGCACCTCCTCGATCGCCGCCGCGTCGGGCCCGAAGCGCTCGCCGGCCGAGTTGACAAACGGCTTGTCGTCCAAATCCTTGCCCGGGTAGGTCACCGTGCGCACGTGCCGCCACGATCGCCTGGGCGGTTTTAATAGCGGGTTCTGCTGGTTCTGCTCCTCGTCGCCGTGCTCCGACGAGTAGTGGCAGCTCACCTCCCACACGGTTTTGTCGATCTGTCGCGGCGTAATCTTGCGGCACAGCGCACCGGGATCGGCCTCGCCGTAGTGCTGGTAATACGCGCCCTTGTGCGGAATGCCGCCGGCGTTGCCCACGGCAATCACGCCGTCGCGGTAGCTCGTGGTCAGGACCTCGAACACCAGCAGGTACTCGCGCTTGCCGGTCAGGTCGCCGGCGCCCGAGGCCGAGGCGTATTTCAATTCCACGCTCTTGACGCCCATCGAATCACCTCGGCAAGCTGGCCACGCCGCCCTCGTCTCCGGTCATCTCGCGCAAGAGGGCCGTCTGTGTCTTGGCTTCCATCAGTTGCTGCTCGGCCCGCAGGACCAGGTTCCGCAGGTACTGCGATTGGTCCTCGCCGTACTGCCGCTCGTAGGCCTCGCGCGAGCCCTGGTACGCGACCGGCGCGAATCCGCCGGGGCCCTTCATGCCCTCGATCGCGCCCGCGCGGAACTGCTCGGCCGCCGCGTCGTAGGCGCTCTGGCCGATCAGCCCCGCGTCGAAGGCCTCGTTGAGCTGCTGCATCTGCTCGAGGAATTTTTCCAGCGGCGACTGTTCCTCGGCCTTGAAGCCCAGCGCCTGCTGCCGGGCCTGGTCCGCGGCCCGCTGGTACACGGCCTGGCCGGCCGCGCCTTCGCCCAAATAGCCCGAGACCAGCAGGTTTTGCAGGTCCAGCAGCTTGGCCTCGAGCTGCTCGACCGGCGAGGCGAACTTCTCGGCCAGGTCCTTCCCGCGGGCCATGTCCTTGACGATCTGGTCGGCGGCCTTGAGCTGCTCGATCAGTTCGCGCGCCTCCTGAACCGCCCACGGGTCGTCGCTTTTGATCTCCAGGTCGCGGAGCTGCTGCTCGAGCTTGCCGAACTCGTCGACGCCGACGCCGGCCAGTCGCTCGCGCAAACCGCCAACGAATTCGTCGAGGCCCGCCCCTGGCGACACACCGCGCGAGGCCGCCCCGGCCGCGGCTTCGCGCTCCGCGGCCTCGCGGCGCGCCCGCCGGCGGATCTCATCGCTGGCCCACGGCGCGGCCGAGGCCTTGCGCACATCGTCCCATTCGGCGTTGGCCGCGTCGCGCATCGCCTGGGCGAAGTCCGCCGCCCACTCGCCGGCGCCCGGCAGAAAATCCGCCAGGAACGCGGCGCCCTCGGCGATCTTCGCGAACCCCTCGGCGATCAGCGCCAGGCCCGGCTGGATGCCGATCGTGAACACCTGCCAGGCGTCGGCCACCCAGCCCATCACGTCGCCGATGGCGCTAAAGCCCTGTTCGGTCTCGGCGACGTTCGCGGTAACCGCTTTCAGATCGTCGGCCCACTGGCGGATAAACGGCAGCAGTTGCGCGCCGATGTTCTCGGCGACGTCGCCCAGCGTGTTCTTGAGCTGGACCATCGGGTCGGCCATGGCCTGGGCCGCGCCGCCGAACTCGCTTTTCAGCTCGGCCAGGATCACGCGCTGCGCGCCCATCAGGTCGCCCGATTCCTGAAGGGCCTTGATCTGCTCCTTCTGGCTTTCCGTGAAACTGACGCCCACGCGCGTCAGCGCGCTAATGCCCTTGATCGGATCGTTCAGCGCCTTGCCGATCTGCACCACGCTCGATTGCAGGTCGGTGCCCATCACTGCCGACAGGTCCTGGGCCGAGGCCACCGCGTCCTTGAAGACGTCGCCCTTGATCTCCTTGAACGTGGCCAAGACGGCCATGGCGCCGGTGGTGGCGTCGTCCTCGAAATTCGTCACGTTCTGGAGCTGCGAGGCGTACTGGGTCAGCTCGCCGGCCGTTAGGCCCGCCGCCCTGCCCGTGGCCCGCAGCACGGCGCCCAGCTTGGCCTGGGCCTGCTGGGCCTCGTTGGCCGCCCTGACGCTGTCGGTCAGGAACTTCGCGATCCCCGCGCCGGACAGCGGATCGCCCAGCCCGGCGATATTCCCCGACAAGAGCGCGAAGTTTTTGGCGAACCCCTGTAGCGAGCTGCCGGCCTGCTTCAGGCCGGAGCTGAACTGCGCGGTCCGCGCGCTCAGGTTCACCACCAGGCTGCCGACTACGGACGACATTGGCTAAATCCTCGAAAGGCGGCCCGAATGACCGCCTGCATCTGCTCGGGCGTCTGCTTCGGGCCCGCGTTCCAGGCCCGGACGAACGGCATGAAATCGATCGGCCGCTTGGGCGTGCCCCGGGCCAGGCTCGACGCGTGCACCACGGCCGCCACGGTCCCCAGCAGCGTCTCTTGCCGCTCAGGGCCCCAGGGATCGACCTCCCACAGCGTCTCCCACTCGGCCAGCTCGTCGGCCGACAGCGCCGCGTACAGCGCCCGCCGCGATCGGTAGCCCAGGGCCAAAGCCAGGTGCAAATGCGCCCGCAGCAGCGGGCGCTTGGTCAGTTTTTTCGCAGCTCCTCGCGCGCGTCCTTGCTCATCAGGTTCAGCCGCTGCGCCTCCTTGGCGACGCGCAATAACAGATCGAGCCCTCGCGACATCAGCCGCGGCCACTCGTCGGCCGCGTACAGCCGCGCGCCCGACTGATTGCACATGACCCGCGCCGCGAATTTCGCCAGCGACTCGACCGTGTCCGCGTCGTCGGGCTGCCCGCGGAGCTCGACCAACTCTTGCGCAGACAACCGCCGAATGCCCACGTCCCCGCCCCATTCCGGCATCGGCACCACGCCCGCCGGCGGCTCCATGGCCGCGTCAATCTCTTCCCGGCTCAGCATCTGAGTTCCTCCCGTAATCGTTGGAGAAATTCCTCGCACAAGAAAAACCACTGCTCCGGCGACTCTTCGCCGGTCCGCGTCGAGACGCCGGCGGCGTGGCCGCACAGCCACCGCCAGGGCGCGTACGCCCGGCAAAATCCCTGCTTGTGCAGCGCCGCCAGCAGCGTGTCGATATGCGCGTTGTCGTTGCCCAGTGCATGCGGAGCCCACGCCAGCAGCTCGAACGGCCGCACCAGCCCTCGGCCGCGCAGCGCGTAGGCATACGTCCCATTACACGTCTGGGGCCGCAGGACCTGGTCACTGACCGCCGTCGGCCGGGCGTGGTGGTGTCCGCCCAGGTAAAGCTGCTCCCAGTCTCCGGGCACCGCCGCCAGGAGCTCCCGGGCCCGTCGCCCGAAGTCCTGGCAGAACACCGCGTCATCCTCGAAAATCGCCACCTCGCTGGTGCCGCGCGACAGGCAGTCGGCGTACAGCGCCAGGTGCGTCCTCCAGATCGACCAGGCCGCGTCGCCCGTGAGCCACCAGTCGGGCGCCGATTCCTCGCGCCCGGGCCAGCGCTCGGGCCGCGCAAACGGCCAGTCCTCGACCCGCGCCACGCGATCCCGAAAGGCCTCGCGTCGCTCGTGGTCGCGGTCCAGGTTGACCCAGAGGCAGCGCATCAGGATCAGGTCTTCAGCGGCTTGAACGTGATCGTCGAGGTGATCTCGCCGTCCATCGAGCCCGAGGTCTCGAACGACGTCACGTAGGCCGCGGCCACCGTATCGTTGGAGCCGTCGAACCAATTGACCGTCAGGGCGCCGGTGGCCCCGTGGGCCACGCTCGGCGTGCCCACGATGTCCACGCTGACCTCCTGGTCGGGGATGCCGGCGACGAACAGCTTGGACGTCCCCGCGGCGTTGGTAACGTCCACGTCCACGCCGCTGGTGCGGTACCGAGCGCCGCGCAGGTCGCCCAGCGTGGCCCCTGCAAAGCTGACCGTAGACCCATTGAAGCCGTCGTTGGCCATCGCAACTTCTCCCGCGCCCCCGAGCGCTTCTTCAGCCGTTATGAAAAACAGGCGGGCAGGGCTGCCGGGTTACAGCCTCTTCGGTGGCGATCCTAGCCCGCCGTGTGTCGGTTGTGTTCGTGTCGCCGGCAACACTAAGTCGAATACCAGACCGTGTACTCCTGCGCCACCTCGTAGGCCTCGATCGTGTCGCGGCCCGGGGCCTCGATCGGGTCGCCGTCGGTCTGCTGGTCCAGGTGCCAGACGCAGCCGTTGGCGTCGGCCCAGCCCGACAGCGCCGCGCGCACGGCGTCGGCCAGGGCCCAGGCCCCGGCGTAGCTGTCGTCGTAGCACCGCACCAGGAACCGCGCCTCGGCGGTTCCGTTGGTGCCGCCGGCGTAGTTCACCGGGCTGTCGCTCACGGTCTCGTACACGATCGCCGGCAGCGTGTCGCTCTGGCGCGCCAGCGGCCAGATCCGCGCAACGACCAGGTCCGTCACGCCAGTGACGGCCTTCAGTCGCGCGACCAGGATCGTGTGCTGCGACACCTATACGGCTCCTTTTTCCGCGGCCAATTTCGCCGCCTCTTGTTCGACGCGCGTCTGGTGCTGGGCCACGACCGTCGCCAGGCATGTCGACCGCGTCGCGTCCCACGCCGGCCGCAGGATCGGGTAGCCCTTCACGCGCCCGGCTACGCGGCCACCGCCGCGTTTGCCGGTCCGCTTGCTCTTGGCAGCGGTCCGGCCCGAGTCGCGGCGGATCGTTCCGCCCACCACCATGCGGTGGCCGAACTCGACCAGGTGCCCGTGGTAGCCGCCCTTTTTCCAGAGGTAGCCCACCGCCACGTACACCACGCCGTTCTTGGTGTAGGTCTTCACGCGCTTGCCGGCCGACTTGGCCAGGCCGCCGCTGCGCTTGTGTGTCCGGGCATTGGCCCGCGCCGCCTTCACCACCGGCGTGGCCGCCCCGCTCATCGCGCCGCGGGTCACCTTGCGCTCGATCCGCGGGCCCAGCTCGCGGAGCACGGCGTTGACCTTGTCAACGCCTTCGAGCGTCATTGCCTCCCCGCTCACGGCCGCTCCTTGCACAGCACGATCACCGATCGCTTGCGCGGGTCCGGCTGCACGGCCGTGGGGTACAGGTACTGGCTGCCCCACACCAGCCGCTTGGCGCTGGTCACGTCGCTGCGGTACCGCATGGTCACGCGCCACGTGGCCTCCGGTTGCGAGCGGTCGGCACGCCACGGCTCCGCGGCGTCCATGGCCTCGACCAGCGCCGGCACGTCGGCCTTCACGTCGCTCCAGGCCTCGGCCTGCTGGCCGTACGTGTCCGCCGCGGCCAGGGCCTTCGTCTGGATCGTCACGCGGTGTCGTAGCTGACCGGCTCGCACTCGTCCACCTCGCTCACCAGGCACTCGGCGTTAATCTCGCGGATCCACTCGGCCACCGTGCCGGGCACTTTGTACGGCCGTTCCATGCCGTCGCACCACAGAAGCACGCACGGGCCCACGCCCGGCTCCTGGTGATCCTCCAGCCGGGCCACGGCCTCCGGCTGAATGCCCACGATCCGCTCCTGCGGCGGCTCGCTGGCAGACCTGCGCACCAGGGTGGGAACGGGAATCAGCATCAGCAGTACAGCCCCGTGTCTTCGGTCGCGAGCAGTGTTTTCAGGGTGTCCGGGATCTCGCTCACGATCGTGCCCGTCACGTACTGTTCGCGGTTCTCGTACCAGTGCGCGCAGAGCATCGAGATCGCGTGCTTATAGGTCGCCGGCACGCTGGCCGCCGTCCCGCCGTAGCCGGCGGTGAACGTCACGGTCACGGCGTTGTAGGTGTCGCCGCGCGTGCTGGGCCAGCTTGTGCCGTACGCCGGCTTGATCCGCCCCGGCGTGTCTTTGCTGTTCAGGTCGGTCTGGTATCCCGTGGCCGCAAGCGTCTGCGTCGTGCCCTCGGCGTCCACGTACTGGATCGAACTGACCGTGGCGACCGGCAGCTTTTCCAGCAAAATCTCGTCGGGAAATTCCTCGCCGTACCACTTCCACGTGGCCGTGATCAGTTGCCGGTTCAAGGCCCGCTCGACGACGCGCGTCGCCTTGGGAACCATCTCCGCCAGCAGGATCTGCGTGTCCGTGTCATCGTCGGTGATGTTCGCGTGCCGCAGGACCTCGGTCAGCGTGACGGCCTCGTTGGTCGGCGCGGTCGATTGCAGGTACCTAGACACGCTGCACCCCCTCGTAGAGCTCGCTGATCGCCCGGCCGAACCCGGCCAGGCCGAAGTCCGCCTCGGCCTTGCGGCGAACGGTCGCGCGATCGACGCGCGCCCGGTCGAACCGCTCCAGCGCCCGGGCCACGTCCAGCGGGTCCGACGGGTCGCAGGTCCACTCGGTGAATCGGCAGCCGTCGGCGGCGATCACCGGCAGCCCGCAGCACAACGCCTCGGCGATCGTCCGCACGGCGATCCGGTGGGGCGACAGCAGGACGTCGGCCCCGCGGTACGCCTGGTCGATCGTCGTCACGCGCCCGGCCACCGAGCCCAACACGCCCAGTTTTTTCAGGTGATCGATCAGAAACTGCCAGGGCCCCAGCGTCGGCTCCGTCCCGTACAGGTGCAGCCGCAGCCCGCGTATGCGGCCGGCCGCGGCCATCACGCCGTGGACGATCTCGTACACGTCCACGTCCTCGCGCCACGTGTCGGCCACCAGCACGTTCAGTCCGTTCTGCGAAAACTCCACCGCCGGCCCGTCCGGCGAAAATCGCTGGGTGTCCACCGGCGGCGCCGGAAAGAACACCAGCTTGTGCCGAGGCACGATCGGGGCCCAAAACGGCTCGTGCTCCTCCCAGAACGACAGGCAGGCTTTCACTCGCGGCCAGGCCGCCACCCTCGCCATCAGCGAGTACGACTGCGAGCCGCCGAACTGCTCCGGCCGGAAGCACGCCGCCGGCCGGCCGTGCAGCACCCACACGATCGGCGCCTGGCACGTGGCGATCCACGGGTCCGGCACGCCGGTGTGGCACACCAGCACGTCGGCCCGCTGGGCCATCTCCGGCGCCGCGCTCGTGATCCGCGATCCGCCCCGCGCGTCGACCAGCCCCGTGCGCCCCTGCTCGGTGACGAGCTGCTGCCCGCTGGTGCAGCCGACGTCGACCAGGTGTGAGTCGTTGCCGGCCAGGATATCGGCCACGACCATGTCCCGCGCGGCCTCGTACAGGCCGCAGGCATGCGGCGCGAACGGAGCAAAGTGGACGATTCTCACGGCCTGGCCCCCGCGCACCACAGGCAATATCCGCTCACGGTTCCCGGGTCGATCGTGTGGGGATCGACCTTGGCGTACTCGCCGCGCCGCCACTTGAACTTGGAGAAATCCTCGTAGGTGTGCCAGGCGTGGATGTGGTAGTCGCCGGGCCCGATCCGGGCCGGCTGCCCGCAGTAGACGTCCAGGCCGCCCACGTGCATGTTGCGGCCGAAGACCGCGTTGGCCGCCAGTTGCCCGGCGTACATCGACATCACGCCCCGCCACCAGCCGGGCCACTCGCCCGGCCCGTCGCGAAACTCCTCGTCCCTGAGTCGCCGGCAGTAGTCGAGTTGCACCTGGCTGTACAGCCGCAGCATCTCGCCGTGGGCCAGCACGGTGGAGCCCACGTTATTCATCACGTGGGGCACCTGCCATCGCTCGGCCAGGTCCACCAGCCGGCGGGCCACGTCGTAGCGATCGGCAAATGCCCCCACCCCGAACGTGGCGCACCGCGGCCGCAGGCCGCAAAACTGCGGCGTCAGGAAACAGTCGCCGTCCGTGCGCAGCACGAAATCAAAGCCCCGCAGAAAATCCGCTTCGGGCGCGGTCGGGAACCATACCGAGTTGACGAACCGGTAATCGGCCCACGCCGGGTCGCGGTTTGCCAGCGGCGCCAGCGGCACGTAGGTCAGGTTCACGTCGGCCGGCAGTCGCCGGCGATCGGCCTCCGGGTGCACGAACGCCACCAGGGCCGACGTATGCCACGCGCCGCTCAAGAGCCACGACCGATACAACCACCAGAACTCGCGCACCAGCTCCGGCTGGTTATCGATATACGTGGCCACCGCGATCTTCACGGATCGAAACCTCCGAACAGTGCGGCGACGTCCAACGTGTCGCTGACGATCGTGGTCTGCGGATACATTCGTTTCCAGTCGTACCGGTAGCGAAACTCGCTCAGCACCGGCTCGTAGCCGTAAAGCTGCGGGTAATCGGTGTCATGCACCACCAGCAGCTCCGCGTGCCGCAATGCGGCGATCGACGCACCCCTCAGCCGCGCCTCGCCGTGATCCACCAGCACCAGGCCCCACGGCTCGCCGTACTCCGGCAGGTCCGCGAAACTGCGGACCAGCCGCATCGCGTGCCAGTCCCGCCCGTAGCCGGCGAATTTCGCCAGCCACAGCGGATCGCTGTCCAGGGTCACCAGCCGGCGCCGGGCCAGGGCGCACGCGCCGTGCAATGCCGGCGTGCTGCCCAGCCCCGCGCCCAGTTCCAGGACAGGGCCGCTGCTCCTGGCCATCGCGGCCAGGAGCAGCGGAACATGGCTCACGTATTCCGCATTCATGCGGCCTTAGGCTCAGGTCTTCGAGTTGATGACGCTCACGACCGCCGCCACGCTGTCGAGCTTCGAGATCAGCGTGCTGGCGCTGATGCCGACCGAGTCGGCCTTGCTGGTGATCGTCGAGGTGTTCACGCCGACGCTGTCCACCTTGCTCGAAACGGTCGAGCCGGTCACGCCGACGCTGTCCACCTTGCTCGAAACGGTCGAGCCGGTCACGCCGACGCTGTCCACCTTGCTCTGCACCGTGCTGGCCTGGATCCCGACGCTCGAGATCCGGCTGGTGTTCGTCGAGGCGGTGATCCCCACCGAGTCGATCTTCGACTGGCTGGTGTTGTGCTCGGCGGTGTCGCCGGCGGTCTCGGCGTCGGTCGCCGAGCCGGCGTATTGGTTCGGCCCGACGCAGTCGCCCACCAGCGAGCTGGCGTTGGCCATCACGACCGTGACCTGGTCGGCGCCGTTAAACGTATTGCCGGCCACGCGGAGGTTGGTTGCCGCCTGGCTCCCGCAGTCGATCACGCCGTCGTCGAACGGGTTGGTGCCGTCGCAGCCCACGACGTAATTGCCCAGGATCTGCACGGCGTCCACGACGCCCTCGAGCTTCACCCAGGAGTCCGGCCCGTCGGCCGTGACGATCGCCACGCAGTCGCGCACGACCAGTCGCTCGCCGTCGGCGGTCACGGTGATCGCGTCGATGTCGTATTGGCCGAGGTCGAAGTGACAGCCCTTAATCAGGCAGTCCGCCGCGGCCACATTGATTGTCGCGGTCCGGGCCGCGGTGGCCTCGTTGAAGACCACGTTCTCGATCGACACGTTGGCCGCGGTCACCGTAAACCCGTCGACGTTGGCGTGGATCGTGAACTGCGGCCGAAGGTAGCCGGTACCCAGGCCGATCACGCGGACGCCGATGATATCGAGGGTCACCGCCGCGGCCAGCGTCTCGGTGTGCCCGGGCATCAGGAAGATCACGTCGCCCTTGCTCGCCGTGCACAGCCCGATCGCGTAGTCCAGGGTCTTGACCGGCGCGTCCGGGCTGTTGCCGTAGCCGGCCGCATCGGTGCCCGTGCCGTAGTGCACGAAGAACCGGGCGCCGGTCCCGCCGGCCAGGTCCTCGAGCGCGTGCATGCCGTTGGTCCGCCGGACGAAAAACGCAGTACGATTGGTTGCCATTGGGGGTTGTCCTTTATCTGGCTGGTTGTGGTGTCACGTGTCTCAAAAAACAACCCGGAAAACAGCAAGCCCGGCAAAAGCGCCCGGCGCCGACTCGAGGCCGGCGCCGGGCCAAAGACTTTCGGATCAGTCGGTGATTGCCGCCGGCGGCGTGGCCTGCGGGTACTTCGTCTCGATCAGGTAGGTGATCGTGGCGAAGTTCGTCGCCTGGCTCGAAGCGGTCAGCGTGGCCGCGATGCAGTCGTAGCCCGCCGGCAGCCGCTCGGGCAGGATCTCCATCACGAGCTGTTGGTTCGTGGTGCCCGCGGTCGCGGCGATCGTGGCCGCGTCGTCGCCCTTGACCAGCGTGTCGCTGGTGGCGATGTCGGCGTTCTTCCACACCGGCATCACGGCCGTGCCCGCCGCGGCGCCCGTGGGGGCCACCGCCGTGGCCACGTTGTAGCCCAGGGCCGTGGCGTGCGAGGCCGCCTGCAACAGCTCGGCGATGATCACCACGCGTTTCGCGTTCTTGACGCTGATGTAATCGCCGGTGACCGCGGTGTTCGTGGTCACGACCGGCGTGCCGTTGACGATCTTGTATTTTTCGGGGAAAAGTCCCGCCATGTCTGGGTTCCTTGCGCTAAAAGAAGTGTGTTCGAGTACCGGCACAGTCTCGCCAATTGGCGAGATTCCGCCGCCGCCGGATCAGCTCCGGGTGGCCAGCGTGACGAACGTCGACAGGGTCCGCCCGGAGGTGGCCTTGTAGGGCGTGATGGCCGAGGCCAGCCACGGCCGGCCATCGATCTGGAAGAGGAACCGGAACGCGGTCTCGTTGTAGTCGAACCGCAGGTGCATGCTCATCGCCGCGTCCACTCCGCCCTTCAGGCCCGTGGCGTACGCGCTCAGGTCGGCCAGGATGATGTCGCCCACCGTGCCCAGCGCGGCGCAGTATTCCAGAGGAATCACCGGCCGGCCCTTGAGCCGCCCGTAGGGCGCGTCGGAGATCCCGCCCGGCGGCAGGTACGTCGGCACGCCGCCGGTGCCCACGGCGATGTACAAGTAATCGAACTGCTCTTCGACCTCGTTGTTGACGAACCACACCGCGTTGGCCCGCGCGGCCGGGTGCAGCCGGGCCCACATCTTGGCGATGTTTTCGGTCACGATCGTGGCCGCGCCCTGGCCCGTCTCCTTGGCCACGCTCACCGTGCAGTCGGCGCCCAGCACGCCCAGCGGCTTGCCGCTGCCGTCCCCGTTGATGATCGCGTCGCCGATCATGAAGTTGATCTCATCGGTGGCCGCGCGGGTCAGCCACTGCTCGACCGCCGCGGCGTTGGCCAGCAGCTTGTCGGTGGCGTAGCACAGCACGGCCAGCGTCTGCGGCTCCAGCTTGACCTGCCGCAGCGTGGGCTTCGAGGAGGTCATCTGGTTGCCCTCGGCAACCCAGTAGCCGCGGACCCCGCCCCACCGGCTGCCGGTCGCCCGGCTGGTCTCGGCGTTGGCGTTGAACGTGAGCGACTCGCCGGTCACCGTGTACTGGTCGGTCCGGGCCAGCAGGCTGTCGACGGGGCTGGTGATCCCGTTCCAGATCGCGGTGGCAAACGACGGCGGCACCAGAAACCCGCCGTCCGAGCCCACGGCCTGGCCGACGCCGGTGATCGACGCGCTGGGGCGCAGCGCGCCCAGGCGCTCGTCCATCCGCGCGCCGGGAAGCCCGGCCTGAAAGACGGCCGCCCCGAACTCGCCCATCGACCGGAAGCCCCGGCTGGGATCGTCCTGGCTGGCCGGCCGCGGATTGCTGACCCGCGTCTCGCCGGCCTCGCCGGCTTCGCCCGGCCACGGGCCGGCGCTGGGGGCCGGCGTCGCGGTCCGCTCGTACTCGGCCAAGCGGTGCTCGCGCTCGATGGCCGCCGCCACGGTCTTCAGCTCGGCCTCGTTGGCGTCGAGCTTCTTCTGTTCCTCGGCCGTGATGTCGCGGCCTTCCTTGTCGGCCGCGTCGAGGATCGCGGTGCTGTCCGCGACCAGGGCCTTCTTGCGGGCCTCGAGCTTTGCCAGACGTTTCATTCCTGATCTCCTTTCCGGCGAGGTCCTCACCGGCAGAAACGCCGATAGCCGCGGCAACCGGCGAAAACGGCGTGTCGGTAGTGGTCGCGTCCTGTGCGACCCGCCGCGGCGTGGAGGATCAGGACTTCGGTGAAAAGAAAAACGGCGGACGAAAAACGAACCCCGGCCTCGTACCCCGGTGTTGGCTTTGCGTCCGCCGCGGCGTGACGAATAGCGTTGGATTGTCCCCAGGCCGCCGCGGCGTCGTGACGCCCGCGGTCGGCCATGCAGATTAAGCCTAGTTCACCGTGGCGAAAAGTCAACGCAGAGCGTCGATCTTCAGCCGCTCGCGGCAGGTTTTGGAGCTCGACCGCTTCGGCTTGGCGCCGCCGGCGAGGCGTGCAACGGTTTCTTCGATTGTCTCGATCCTGTCGATCATGCCGGCCGTTTTGGCGTCCTTGGCCTGGAGCATCCGCCCCTGGCCGTAGTTGGTTTTGACGTCGGCGGCCGTCGTGTTGCGGCCCTGGGCCACCGCGGCGACGAATTTTCCGTACCACTTGTCCACCTCGCTCTGGAGGTGGGCCAGCGTCTCTGGTGCCAGCGGCTGGTCCGGGTTGGTCTCGACCTTGTGCTCGCCGGCGTGGATGTAGGTCACCTTCATGCCAATCTGCTCGTTCCATGCCGACTGGTCGACGTGGGCCATGTACACGCCCACCGAGCCCACCATCCCGCTGGGCGTGGCCACCAGCTCGCCGGCTGCCGAGGCCAGCCAGTACGCGGCCGAGGCGGCCCACGGGTTGGCGATCGCCACCACGGGCTTCTGCTGGCCCACGGCCCGGATCTTGGCCGCCAGCTCTTCGACGCCGAACACCTCGCCGCCGGGCGAGTCGATGTCCAACAGGATCGCGCCCACGCTCTCGTCGGCCGCCAGGCGCTCCAGCTCGCGGCCGATCTGCTGGGTGCTCATCATCCCCGAGCTTTCCTCCAGCGGCCCGGCACGCATCGCCAGCGTGCCCAGGATCGGCAGCACGGCCACCGATCGCTGGACCTGGACCTTGCGGCGGCTCTCGTTGGCCGCCCGCAGCTCCGCCAGGCTCGCGGCGTCGAGCTTCAGCCCTGCCCGCCGGCGATCGATCACCTGGCAGATTTCCTCGAGCTTCTCGGGGTGCAGAAGCAGGGGGCGGTTATAGACGCGCGAACACGTATGTTCATACAGCATGGAAAAATTCCTCTCGTAACCAGCGGGCGATCTGCCCGGCTCGGCAATGGCTCCAGCTTTTCACCAGCCTCGGAATGTCGGCCGACGGCGACAGAACCTCCTGGTTGGCCCGGCTCAGTCGCTCGGCGATCGCCAGCGCGTCGATCGGTCGGTGCATGGCCTGGCCGATGCCGTCGGCCAGCGGCGCCAGCGTCCGTCCGCAGTACTCGCGATGGTTCGCGTAAAACTCCTCGACCCACGCCGCCCACCGTCCGCGATCGTCGGCCGCCCGCTCGGCCCGCCGCTCCAGCCCGCGGACCTCCGCCGCCGCGATCCGCGCCGCGGCATCGGCCACCAGCGGCCCGAAGACCGCCTCCAGGTCCGCACCGCCGTGGACGCCGGTGTCGGCCGAGACCGGCGTTTCCGCCGGCGTCGGATCCGGGCCCGGCTCGGCGGTTTCGCCGGTGCTCGAGACGCTGGCCGCCGTGTCTTCCTTCGGCCGCCCCTTGCCGGGCTGGCCGCCCTGTTCGTTCTGGTCCGGCCCGCCGCCGGCCGGCTGCATGTTCGTGGGCTCCAGCGGCGTGTCGCCGCCCTCGATCGGATCCAGGTCCTCCAGCTCGCGGACCTCGTTGCGCGTCTTCCAACCGCCCTGCAGCGCGATATTATGGCTCTCGTACCGGGTCCGCATGTCGCCCCGCAGCAGGCCGTCCAGCACCAGCTTCGTGTAGTGATCGTCCTCGACCACCAGGTCCCGGTCGGCCGCCTGTTCCCAGCGGATCGCCCAGGGGAGCATCGTGTACAGGACGAATTCCAGCGACTGCTGCTCGATATTCGAGAAAGTCGCCTTGTCAAGGATTCCGACCAAATGCGGCGGCACGCGGAAGAACCGGCAGATTTCCACGGCCTCGAACGCCCGCGACTCGATCCACTGGCTGTCCTGGTTCGTCAGCCCCAGGCTCTGCAGCTCCATGCCGTCCTCGAGGATCGGCGGATTGTGCGCGTTTTCGGCGCCGGCGTGCAGGGCCCGCCAGCCCGCGCGGAAATTCTTCCGCGCGTCCGGTGTCCACCGCCCGGCCTCCTTCGGCCGCTTGATCCAGAACGTGGGCTGCCCGCCGTTCTTGAACAGCGACGCGCCGTGCGTCTCCTGGCTGATGGCCAGCCCGATCGCGTTCCGCGCGTACTCCAGGATCGACACGCCCGTCAGGCCGTTCAGCGACAGGCCGCGGACGTGGTACACTTCGTCCTGCGTGTAGTACTGCCACTGGCCCTCGGCGTCGCGCCAGCGGTAGCGCAGCCGCCGGCTGGGCAGTTGCTCGACCTCGACGCGGTCCGGCGCCAGCGGCACCAGCTCGAGCTGGCCGTCCTCGTTGAGCACGATCCGGTTGTAATAATTACCGCGCAGCGCCAGGTGCGCCATGCCCATCTCGCGCCATTCCAGCGACGTCTGCCAGCGGTTGGGCCGCGTATGCAGCGTCCGCCAGAGCGGGTGCTCGGGCGCCTGCTGCTTGCTGCGCAGCCCCGTGCGCCGGTACACGCGAAACGGCAGCGTGCCCAGCGTCTCGGCCAGCACGCGGATACACGCGAACACGACCGACACGGCCATGGCCTTATCCGCGGTCACGTCGACGCCGGCCGTGGACTGCGCGCCCACCGGCGAATACCAAAATTCATTGAGCGGCCCGGGCGTCACGGCCCTTAGCGCGGTGCGGATGGTGTCTGCGATCATGCTCGTACCGTCAGGATGCCGACTATGCTCAGAAACACCCCGGCCAAAAACAACCCGGCCGCCGGATGCACCAGCCATCCGGCCGCAACGATCAGGCCCGCGCCCGCCAGGACGCACCCATCAGCCAGCGGTTTGCTCACGTGTATGCACCTTCTTCTTCCTCGGCGATCTCCGCCGCGTACATCACGCCGCGGTCCTCGTAGACCGACCCTCCGGCCCCGCCCATCACGCCGGCCAGGGCCATGATCCCGGCCGTGATTCCGTCAATCCGGTTGGCGCTCTCGTCCTCCGGCTTCACCGGCCGGATATTGCCCGAGGCGTCCGTGTAGACCTCGACGTTCTCCGCGCACCACGCCAGCACCGGATGCCCGCCATGGTGCAGCAGCCCTTCGAGCACCAGCCGCGCGAATTCCTTTGCGGGCTCGTTGTAGTTCTTCAAGTTCTGCGTGAACTCGACCATCGGCAGCCCCTGGCCCTCCAGCCGGCCGCGCGTCGCGTTGGCGTTCCAGGGATCGTAGTGCAGTCGCGTAATGACGTGCCGCTCCTGGTCCTCGGCCACGAACCGCTCGATCAGCTCGTAGTCCACCGAGGCGCCCGGCGTCAGCGTGATATGCCCGTCCCGGGCCCACACCGAAAACGGTATGCCGCGCTTCCGCTCGTGTTCCGCCGCCTTCTCTTCCGGGATCCAGAACTGCGCCAGCAGCTTGTAGGTGCCGTCCGGCCGCGGGAAGCACCGCACGTAGGCCGTCAGGTCGTACTTGGCCGCCAGGTCCAGCCCCGCGCCGCACTCGCACCCCTCGAGATCCTCGGCGTCGACCGCGCCGGTCGAGGCCCGCCAGCGGTCCATGTCCAGCCACCGCGTCCGCTGCTTGGTGATGATGTTCAAATGCAGACGCAGGAACGAATTCAAAATCGCCGGGTTTTGCCGGGCTTTTGCGACCTCCCCCGCCAGGTAATCCTCCGACACCGAGACGCCCAGGTTCGGGTTGGCCTTGGCCCACGTGGCCCGGTCGGCCCAGTCGTCCTCCAGCTTGGCCTCGTAGATCACCGGCAAAAACCACGGGTCGTCAAAGGTCCCGTCGCGCACGGAGCACGCCCGGTCGTGGATCTCGTTGCAGATCGAATCCGTCCGGTCGTAGTCCGCCGTCGTGGCATAGATCAGCAGCGGTTGCGGCTTGTTGGCCGAGGCCATCGCCGTACGAAACGAGTCCACCAGGTTCCGGTTCGGCTGCTCGTGCAGTTCGTCAACGATCGCCACGTTCAGGTTTTTCCCGTGCGATCCTACGTTCGCGTCGCCGCTGACGACCTTCAAAAACGACCGGCTCGCCTCCAGCACGATCGACTTGGCCTGTCCGCCCGGCGCGTTGCCGCCGAAGATCCGGCAGCGGCTGGCCAGCTCTTCCTCCTCGCGAACCATGCCCTCCGCGTGCCGAAACAGCAGGCCCGCCTGTTCCCGCGTGCTGGCCGCGATGTAATTCTGCTGGCCTCGCTCGCGATCGCAGAACATGCACTGCAACCCGAGTCCCGCACAAAACGGCGTCTTGCCGTTTTTCCGGGCCACGTAAATCAACACCTCCCGGTACCGCCGGATCACGCGCCCTTTGTTGTCGCGCCGCTTCCAGCCGTGGATGTTGGCGACGATCGCCTGCTCCCACGGATCTAGGATAAACGGCTCGCCGGCCAGCGAGCCCTCGATATGCCGCAGGCATTCGTGGAAAAACTCGATCGCCTGCCGCGCCGCGTCCGCGTCGAACCAGCACTCCTTGGGCGCCGTGGCGAACGGGTCGTAGCCCGGGATCAGCCGCGCCACGCGGTGCAGGTCCAGTGCGATGGTCGGCGTGCTCATCCCGCGAAGAACCTGCTCTTGCCCTCGGGCTGTTTCGGCTGCTGGACTTCGACCTTGATCTTGGCCCGGCTCGCCGGCGTCAGCCCGAACTCCTGTTCGAGCTTGAGCAGGCTCGCATTCAGCCGGTTCAGGATCGCGACCTCGGGCCGCTGCTGCACGCAGCGCACGTTGCCCTTGTCGTCCAGCAGCTCGTACGTCTCGCCCTGCTGCTCGATCGCGGCCTGGCATTGCCGGGCCCTGACGAGCTGCTGGCAGTATCGCTCCAGCGTCAGCCGGTCCGGGCTGCGTCCCACGCCCATCGCCGCCAGCTCCTTGGTCACCTGCCGCCAGACCGCCTTGGCCGCCTTGCCCAGGTGCCGGGGCGCCGAGCCGATCGGCGCCTGCGGCTGGGGCTCCTCGGGCCTGGTCTTGGCGCGCCAAGATCCTCGCATTTTGAGGATCTCTGTAGGTGTGCGCGCTGGTCCGGGCATCGCTCGCCTACCCCCCTATGCTCTAACCCGTGAAAAAACTCGCAAAACTGGGACGACGGTCTCCGGCCAGCGTGCGCAGGAATCCGACCCCCCACCCCCCCACCGACGCCAGCTCACTCCCCGCGTCGCGTCTTTTGCCCGTGGTGCAGCGCGCAGAGCGATTGCCAATTCGACCGATCCCAAAACAGATCATAATCACCTCGGTGCGGGCGCCGGTGGTCGACCGCAGTCGCGCGCGTGACTCGCCCCATGCGCGAGCACTCGACGCAATGCGGATGCGCCGCGAGATAAGCCGCCGCAGCCGCGCGCCAAACAGACGTGTAGCCTCGGCGGCTTGCCGAAGGCCGGCGCGAAAACTCTTTGCGTCGCACTCGACCGCACACGCTACACGCACCATCGCGTACCACTCCCATGCAGCCGGCTCTGCTGCACAGCCTGGCTGGCTTGCTCAAGCCTGGCCGTCCGGGCCTGGCTCGATCGTGAGCGAGCCCTCGCACACGACTGTATTGTCCGTCGTGTTGATCAGTCGGTAGAGCCATGTGCCAGCGCTTCCGGTGTTGGTGTCGTCGCTGCTGATGGTGATGGTCACGTTGTCTCCGCCGAGAGTAATTCCACTGCCCGTGGTGAGTGACCACAGAATCGTGGTTGGTGCCGAAGGTGAGTACACCATCAGCTTGTGCGCATCGCCGGCCTGCGAGCTGCTCGCGGTGATCTCGATCGGCCCGACCGCACGATACTGGTACAGCGTGATGTCCACCTGCGGCGCTGCGCCGGTGCTTGTGCCGCTCACCGAGTAGGTGATCGTCGAGCCTGTCGGAGCATTGGCGAGCGCCGCAATGGTCAGCGCCCCCGTCGCCTCGTTGAGCTCGACATCGCCGTCGACATTGGCCGTGCCGGCAAGATACGCCTTGCTCGGCAGCTTGGCGGTCACTAGCGCCAAATTCGACGCGCTGGCGGCCGTCTTGGCTGCATCATATGCGGCCGTGAGAGCGTATCCCGTTTTGCTCGCGGTCGTCGGCGTAACCTCCTCGCCGTCGAGCGTGGCCTTGACGTCGGAGCCCTGAAAGTTCAGGCCGTCTGTTTTTGTCTGGACGTCGTCGAGGTGTTTGTCGATCGACCCCGTCGCAGGATCGCCGGCCGACGGCGCCAGCTTCAGCGCATCGCGGACGTTTTGCTGGGTCAACGCCGCGGTGCCGGCCGTCGCACCGGCCGGGCCGAACACCGCGCCCGCCGCCACGAGCGTCGCGTCGCCGGTCGCTTGGTTGCTGCCTGTGTTCGGCATTTGCACGGTGCCCGTATCCGACACGTCGACCGCAACGCCGTAGAGTGTCTGCGCAGCCGTGGGGACTTTGCACGTCGGCGTGACGCCCAACACATCCCCGCTGCCGTAGCGTAGATTCGCCGCGGCTGGCCCCGGCCGAACCGCGACGCCGAACAGCGTGATCGTCGACGCGATGTCCCAGGACAGCGTGCCGCGCAGCAGCAGCGATCCAGCGGTCTTCGTAAACGTGCCCGTGGCGCCCACCGTGAAACTGCCGGCCGCCGAAAAGCTCAACGATCCGGTCGACGTCGAGTTCAGCGTACCGTTTACCGCCATGCCGGCCGCCGCGGACGTGTTAAATGACAGGTTGTATGCCGAGCCCTGATTCCACGTGGCCGTGGCTGCGACGGTAAAAATGCCGATGGCGTTCGAAATAGACAAGTCCTGGTCCAGGGTGGCGCCTGCAACTACGGTGAGATTGTCCGCGTTGAACGCGGGTATGGAGCCAAGCGGCACCGTGCACGCGGCGTCCGACCACCAATTTCCGCCCTCGGACGGAGACGTATTGACGGCGTTATTGAACCACGCGTCAGCCATGACTCACCTTAGACGGTGCCCACGATCAGACCATTCTTGACGACGAGCTGGGTCACCGAGGCCAGCGTCACGTTGCCGGTCATGCCCGGCGAGCCGTCCCCGGCCGCAAAATCCGACGCCTGGATTGTTCCGACGATCCGCACCGTGCCGCCGGCAGGCGTAATCGTCCAGTCGCCCGTCGCATCCACGGCCATCGCGACGTGGATCGTCTCGCTCCCCTGGTAGCCGTGATGCAGCGCTCCGTCGCTGTGCTGGTGCAGCCAGACCTTTCGCGCGTCCGCGCTCGGGCCAGTCTCCAGGCCGATCGCCATGGGCAGCACGCTACCGCTCGGCGTACCGTCAACCCACACCGTGAATGCCGCACAGGAACGAAAACCGCTCGATCGCCCGTAGGCCAGATACTGGGCCAGCACGTCGCCCTGCTGCACGTCCGCCGGCGCGGCGATCGTGCCGCGCGATCGGTACGTGCCGCGCTTCGGGCAGCTCGTCGCCGAGTCGGCGTAAGTCGCTGCCTTGTCGATCGCGCTGGCGCCCTCCGACACGCCCACGAATCGGGTGTGACCGTAGACGGTGATTTCCTCAGCGTCGGGCCCGGCATAGAACACGTCGGCGGATACGGCTTGCATTGGCGACACCTCTCATGAAAAGTCGTGAATCCGATCAGCTCACAGGCTGATCAGCATGTAGTTTTCAGCGACATCCTCGACGGGCACGATCTCGCACGCCTCGACGATCGCCTCCCGACGGTCCTCGTTGGCCCACCAAACGACAACGTACCTGGCAAGAAAACCCGAGAGCGCCGAAATCGTCGCCGAGATCCAGGCCTTGTGCTGCGGGATCCCGGACCCGACCAAATACACCTCGGTGCCCGGCCGGTACACGCGCACCAGGTGCTTCGGCATTTCTTCCGCAATGCGATTGTTCGCGCCGGTCATGGCGTTTTTTGCTCCAGCATTCCCAATAACTTGGTCACCAGCGCCCCATGCGACTCGAGCTCCTCGCGGAGACACGCCTGATATTTGTCCTGCGCGGCGACGATTTGCTGGTCCTTCGCCGGCAAAGCCCTCGCGGTTACATGCCAGCAATACCAGCCCAGGAATCCCAGCGGCCCCAAGATCGACACTAACTCCTTTATGAGCGGGTCAAAATTCGATCCTACCGGCGTGGTCTGCGCGACAACGACAGCCGAGGCGCTCAGCACCGTTGCCAGCAGGATTTTGATTCCGAGTAGATTCATGCCGAGTGTCCTGCGGTCCGCCACGCCGGCAACGCCGGTGCGAGCAGCTCCAGTAGTTTTTCCCCAGAAACCACCCCGACGACCCGGTCTCGCTCGCGCCCGCCCGCCACGGCGATCGCCGTGGGCACCCGTCGCACGGCAAACCGCTTGGCCAGGCCCGGCTCCGCGTCCACGTCGACGATCCGCACGGCCAGGCCGGCCGTTAGCATTCTCGCGATCGTGGGCCTCATCGCCCGACAGGGCCGGCACCAGTCGGCCGTGAACCACAGCATGCCCGTGTAGTCGTTCAGGCTGTCGACCTCGGCCGATACCGGCACTTCCAGCGTCAGGCGATCGCCGGCCGATCCGCCGGCGAGCATCGCAATCGAGAGAATCAGGCCCACGGCAGCGCCCCTTATTAAGCGGCTGTCGCCCATCTCGGCAACAGCGTATCCCGCCGTACGAAGCCTCGCGCTCCGGTCGAAATCCAGCAATCGCGCACGGTCATCCGCCGCGACCACTGGCACACCAGCATGTCCGCCAGGTCATCCTCACGGATCCAGAACGAGCCGACCGGCTGATCGAGCCAATAGGGGCCGCTCGTCCAGGCCGGCGTCCACGAGTTATGAACCAAGAACAGCCGGCCGTATTTGGCCGACGTCCGGCGACTCGAGCAGCACATGGCGTGCGGCCAGGCCGAGCCGGTGCGCCGTATGACTCCCTCGGCACCCCTCGCTCCGTCGTAACTTACATTCGAGCATAGGATGATCGGGTAGCCGTGGCCCAGCGCGGCCCATGCCTGGTCGGTGGTTTCGATTCGCGCGTGCGCCTCGGATCGCTTCCCCCGAAGCCATGGCTTCAGGGCCAGCGGCACGCCGTCCCGGACGTACCGCAGCAGTCGCCTTTGCCAGGCGGCGAGGTCCTCACCGGCAGCGTTGCCGGTGCTGCAGTCCTCGCCCGCCATCAGCATCTGGTAGCCCGCGCCGTAGACCTCGGCACACTCCACCAGGGCCGACCCGCTGCACCCGCTGTCCGAGCCCAGGCTCCCCTCGAGCTCGAGGCCCAGGGCGTACTGGATTTCCGCGGCCGGCATCGCCGGAAAGTCATGCGGATCTCCGTCGGCGACGATCTGTGTCGCCAGTTCCAGCGCGAGCTGAATCGATCGAGCGTTGCCGGTGCAGCTCGAGGTTTGTCCCTGGTCGTAGGTGTTCAGCCGCAGGTACTCGCCGTCCTGCACCAGCCATTTGCGAATGCCGGCGGCCTCGAGGCACGCCACCAGCATCCGGTAGTTGTACCGGTCCCCGCCATCGTCGATCCCTAGCGCGTCCAGGCCGGCACCGTAGCGCGGCATCACCCGTTCGGCCAAGGCCTCGGCGTGGCCAGGGTTCGGCGAGTAGCCGAAATGCGCGGGATAGCCGCTCTTGAGCTCGCTGGGCATAGCGCGTAAGAACAGAGAGATCAGGTCGCGACGACTTCGAAGCGTCGGATCGCGGCCGTCTTGAACGCGACGTTCCGCGGCCGGCCGCTGGCGTCGCAGAAATTGTCCTTGACCATCAGGACGCGGCCATCATCCAGGGGCATCTGTCCGTCGGCCGAGGCCTGGATTGCCACGATGATTTGGGCCTCGAGGCGGTCTTTCTCCTGATAGAGGCCCTTGGTCTGGTCGTCGATCGCCAGGACGCGATCGTAGGCCGCGCGGATCGCGGCCTTGGCAGCGGAGCGTGTTTTGCTCATGATTTCCCGGCTATTCTGGTGTTCGTGGCCTCGCGCAGCGCCTCGGCGATCGTGCGATAGCTCCGTGCGTAGCTCGGCATTTTGTCGGCCGCGAGCAGTCCGGCCGCCTGCTGAGCATCGAGCCAGGCCCCGACCGCCGCCCTCCAGGGCTGCCAGGCGTTGCTCCTCGTGGTACTCATCGCCCCCATCCACTGCACCTGGGTCGCCAGTGCGAGCTGAGCCGGCGATTTCATTTCGCCCGTATCAACCTGCCTGGCCAAAGTCTCATGAATGGTCGCCACGGCCGCGGCCTCGGCCGCTGGTAGGTTGTGCTCGCGAAAGGTCTTCTGCGCGACGTTGCGCAAATCCTCCAGCGGCAACTCGCCGGGCTTCGGCGCCGGCGGACCAGGCGGCCCCGGCGGATCCGGCGTTACTGGATCCGTAGCCGGCTTGAGCCAGTAGATCCAGATCCCGCCGTCGTCGCCTTCGCCGTGCTCGGCAAAAATAATCGTCCAGGCTTTCGGGTCGCGGGGATTGGCCAGCGCCGCCGCGCGGCGAAATTTGCGTGTCGAGGCGCTGGCAATCGTGAGACTTCCATCGACCGCGGCCTGGACGGTGATCGCCGGCGCGGCGGGCTCGGCGCTGAACACGCGATCGCCGATCAGACATCCGCCGACGAGCAACGCAAGGCAACACAGCAGCACCAGCCAATCGGAACTTCGCATATTCAGGCTCGGGGTTAACGTGCAGGACATAACGCCCTCGGCAGATTCGCAGTTACGGCCAGGTTCAGACGGCCATCAGGGCCGTGATGAACTTCAGGATCAGGTCAAACAGCCGCTCGAGGAAATCCGCCAGCCGCTCCCAGTCGACCTTTTCGACGGGCACGCGCCGGCTCAGCGCCTTGTCCTTCACCGCCCGGGACCGCAGTCGGCGGCGCAGGCTCGCCATGGCATCCTTGTCGCGCACGGCCGCGGCGACCTGGTCGTAGTCGGCCTGGGTGATCGCGCCGGCCTCAAGCCGGCGTTTGGCGACTCGAAGCAAAACGCGGGAAAAGACTCGCATCGCTGACTCCTTGGCCTGGAACTCTCACAAGAGGGCACGCGGGCGCGTCTGCTGCCAGCCGCGCCCGCGCGCCGTGGGCTCCGGCGGGTGCGCGCCAGAGGGCCGGAGCGCGGCCGGCCGGCTATGGGCAGGCCGCTAGTCGCGCATCACAGAGAATTCGGACGGCATTGTGTTGAGATTTCGCATCAGAGGTTGCCTAACGGCAACGCATGTTGCATTCGTACAACTCTAGCTCATCGTCAAAGTGCCGGTCAAACGCTAAGGCCCGAATTCGTGGCGCCCGGTGCACCGCGCGCGCCGGGAAATGCCGAGTATGCCGAATGCAAGGTCGGTTGATTCGATAGGGGATCGCGGAGTCCAGGCCATGGCAAAAGACGAACCTCAGCATGTCCGCTCGTTGCCTCCCAGCGGACACCTGATTGTCCGGGCGGCAGAGGTCGTCACCGCCGGATCAGCCTCCGCGCGCGAAAATCCTCAAGCTCGGCGGCCCGCCGCCGCGCCGGGCCCTACACCCGCCGCGGCGGCGGCTCCGGGTTCTGCGGCCCCGAAATCGCCCCCGAAGCCGGCACCACGGAAGGCGCCGACGACAATCCTCGGTCTGGTCGAGGAATGGTCGCGGGTCGATCGGCTGAGCACGATCAATGTCCTCTGGCTCGGCTGGATCGCCTACGCCTACGTTCGCCGCCAGGCGGACCGGCCGGCCGCGGTCCGCGAAATCCGCGAGGCCCTCCGCGCCGCCGGCTTCCGCGGCGAGACGGCCCGCGTCAATCGGATGATCGGCTGCTACTGGGTCGCCAAATTGTTTGGCCCCGACCAGGCCCGGCACACCGGCGCCACGATCCTCCGCTCATTGATACCGCTTCTGAAGCGCGATCCTGAGACCGAGCAATGGGAGATCCGGGCCCAATGTCACGACGGGGCCCTGGTGCTTTGGCGCCGGATCGCCGCCGAGCACCTGAACGCCGCGGCCGTGCAGCTCGTGGTCCAGCAGCTCCGGCCGCCGCGCATCGCCCAGGCCCGCCGCGCGCGATCGCTCACGCGCGAGATCATGCGCCGGGTTGCAAAGCTAACGCCGGACGAGCTGGCCGACGTCGCCCGCCAGATCCAGGCCCGCCTGGCCGTTGTCGGCTCCGCCGCGGCCTGAGGCGCATGAAAAAGTCTCGCCAATTGGCGAGACTGGCGGACATAACCAGGGCCCTTACTAGGGCATCAGGCTCCGCGCCGTGCAGCCGAGGGCCTCGGCGATCGCCGCGAGCTTTCCGAGCGGCTCGTGAACGCGCGTATACCGCTACTGCTCGGCGCGCTCGATCCGCACCGGCGTGATTCCGGCCGCCACCAGTCGCTCGATCTGGGCCTCGGTCTCCGCGCCCGTGCACACGTACTCCACGCGCGTCGGCCGGAACAAATAGAACGCCCCCGGCCCCTGCGAGCCGTCGGCGCGCGTGACGGCAAGGCGGTGCGCCAAAAAGATCCACGTCTGGCCGACCAGAAAATCCCGCGGCGGCCGTGAGATCCTCCGCGAGATCCCCAGCCCCTGGTCGATCGCCTCACCCAGGAACTCAGCCGGCGATCGGTAGTACCGCTCGCCGACCCACACCAGGCCGGCGCGGCCCAGCGGACGCATCAGCGGACAGCCCTCGCAGTCCGGCCGGCCGCATTGCTGGAGCTGCGTTAGCGCCGTGGCGTCGACCCACGTCCAGCCGCGCGTCAGTCGCAGGCCCTGGCCGCAGGTGGGGCAAACGTCCAGGGGCACAGGCAGTTTTCCGCACGGGTGGCCGAGCGTCTCGGCGTCGGCCACCAGGTACTGGCCGCCCGGCTTGCGCCAGCCGCAGCCGCGTTTGCGATCGTGGCGGACCTGGACGCCAGGGTACATGATCAGCGCTCCCGGCCGGCCGCCTCGGCGACGTCGCCGGTGGAGGTCTCGGCGCCGAACGTGGCCGCGATCGCGGCGCGGACCTGCTCCGTGCTGGCGACCACCGGCAGGCCCATCGCCCGGCGCAGGTTTCGCCAGGCGCGCCCCGCGGGCTCGACCATGTGGCCCGGCATGTACGTGCCGATCGCCAAGACCTCGCGACGCATCGAGAGCTGTTGCTGCGGGCTCATGTCTCACCTCCGTGGGTTTGGGATCCAGAACCGGCGGCTACACCGGTCCCGGCCGAGCATTCCGTTTGCGGCTGCCGCCACCGGCGCCGCCGCCGTTAGCGGATCCGCTCGATCGACTGCCGCCGTTTTCGCCGGTTGCCGCGGCTATCGGCGTTTCTGCCGGTGAGGACCTCGCCGGATCCGCCGATGCCTCCTGGATCGCCTCGAGCAGGGCCTGGCGTTCCGTCGCCGGCATCCGCCGGATCCGGGCCGCCCATCGCTTCTTCTTCCGGGCCAGGTTCTCCCGGGCCCGGTAATCCGCCCCGACATAGCGCGCGTCGTGGAGTTTCTTCGGCTCGGGATAATTGCACCACAGGATCTGGTCCAGGCAGTAGCCGCCGCGCGTTATCTCCGGCCAGGTGATCATCCGCCAGTCCGCCAGCTCGCGCTGGTATAGAGCCGACGGATAGCCTGAGATCGCTACCGGGCCCGGCCAGCGATTCAGCAGCGCGAGCAGCTCCACATGTTGGGCCTCGGTCAGCATGTACACATACCGCCCCCTGCTCCGCAGCGTGCTCGGCAGGTAGGGTGGATCCGCGTAGACAAACCAGTCCGCCAGCGAGTCCGCTCGGCGCGTCAGCGTCGTCGCAAGGTACGCGATACCGCAGCCGCGCACGAGCCGCGTATTCGGCGGCGCGACGCCGGCCAAGTCGGCCAGCGCCTCGGGGTCGCGGTCAAGGGCCACCGACGCTTCCGCCGGCCGCTTCAGTCGCAGGATCGCGCCCGAGCCGACGAACGGCTCGCAGTAGACCCGGTGTGGCGGGATCTGCGAGATGATCCGCTGCCAAGTGCCGCTCGCGTTCTTGCCGCCGGGGTATCTCACCTTGTCGCCTCGCTGTTTCCGGTGGTGCCGGAGGCGTGTACCATTTCCTCGGTTACTTGCTCGGGATTATCGATGATCCCGAATGTCGGCCGCAGTCCATGCCGGTCAATCCAATCACCGAAGACCTTGCTCATTGCGGTCTCCAGCTCCTCGAGATCCGCCAGCGTCGGGTCGAGGCACCCTTCGGCCCAGTCGCCGCAGTAGTCGTCTTGACACAGTACGTTATCCAGGATGTCCCGTGCGTGCAAAGTGTCTTCAGGCTGGATTGGATCCCGGAATCGACCGACATAGTCGCCGACGTCGGCCTCTTCAAGAGCTTTGTCGCGGGTTTCACCCGCAACGTGGTAATGGTCGCCATCGCGGCTTATTCCCCATTTCCCTGCGATACTCATGGCTCATCTCCCCGGGTATGTAGGTTCACCTTGCCTCGCTTTTTCCACCGTAAGGCGATCGCCGCCGCGGGATGATTGGCGCCTCGGTCTGGCGGTTGGCCGGCGTGCGCTCGTCGGTCAGCGTCGCCAGGGCCGTTTCGCCGCCCACGGTGATCTGCTGCTCCAGCGTCAGGCCGAGATCCCTGGCCCGCGCCACCAGCAGCTCCAGGCTCTCGGCATTGCACTCCCACCAGTCGCTGTACTCGGTCCGCGGCCGATAGGGCCACACCAGCCACTCGACCGAGCAGGCCCACCGCTCGCGGGCGTCGCGCGGACCGCTGACGACGATCACCGTGTCCCACCGCCGGTTTTTTTGGATCGATGACATCGCCTTATGGCTCAACGACTTGCGGAAAAAAGCCCCGCGGGGCTTTTTCAAAGTGTTCTCAGCGCGGCCTGGTCTTGCCGTCGGTGGCCAGGACAAGACAGCTCTCCAGATCGTACTCGTCGGCCAGCTCGTTCGCTATCGAGTGCAGCAAGCCGAACAGGTCCCGCGCGAACTCCCGCACGTCCTCGGCCATCGCCTCCGGCGCCCGGATCGTGACGAGATAAGCCCGCACGTTGTGAAGCCGGCTGGCCCACGGCCGCGGCCGTCCGTTCCATAGGTGCAAGTCCTCCTCGCTGTCGTGGACGGTCGACGGCAGCACGTTTTCGCCTCGGCCGGCCGCGGCGGTTTTGGCGGTGCTCGAGGATTTTTGCGGCTCCAGCGGCGTGGCGTCCTGCGCCGGCCAGCCGCACTTGCCGCACAATTCCGTGTCGGCCGGCAATGCCTGGCCGTTAGTTCGCGCTGGGCGCGGTGCTTTGACTTCGCTCGCGACCTCGGCGAGCATTTTGGCCGTGCAGTGTCTTTGGCCGTCGGCGTCCTTTTTGACGCGCTTCGCGACGGCCCGAAGCACCTCCTCGCGTTCCTTCGGCTGCAAGGGAGCCAGCGGCCTGAACTGCGATTCGGCCGTCAATCGCAGCCCGAGTTTCTCCCCAATTGGGGAGACTTGTTCGTGGATCTCCGCGGCCTTCATCGCGCGATATGCCGCGCTCGGCGACGTACTCCATCGCTCCTCGACGTAGGTCTCGAAATCCGAGTGCGTTTCCCGGTACAGCCGGCGCCGGGAGATCTCCAACAAAGCGCGGCCTATCGCCAGAAATCCCCCGAGGTGCTCGTCGATGGACATTTCGAGCTTTGCCAGGTCTCGCTTTTCCTGGCCAGTCAACGTCGGCGGGACTTCGGGCGCCGATGGCGCCGCCGGCACTAGCGCAGTGCTCGGTTTGGATCTCTGCGGATACTCTCCGGAAATCACGCCTGCGCGGACCGCGGCCAACTCCTTCAACGCCCGGGTCGCTGAGGCCTTCGCGATCGTAGTCGCTTTGGCGTTTCTGCGAGCGTCCTTTAGCCGGTACATGATCGCCTTGAGGCAGGCGACGATCGCGGTCTCTCGGGTCGGGAACGGCGACCCGTTTCGGTTGACGCCGGCCCCATACTGGAATCCCGGGCCGTTGACCTCGTAGCCCCCGCGCCAGGGCTCCTTTCCCCGGGTCGGATCGTTCACCAACCGCACGTACGCTGTCACGGCGCCAGTGGCGAGAACGGTAAGCTGCTCGATGCCGGTCACATACGTGCCCTTTTTGTCCGTTCGCGGAACGTCGGGCCCGCACGCGACTTCGAGCTCGGCAGGGCTCATGTCGATCAATCGTTTGCGCTGCCGGGGCTGGTGCTTCGCCGGCGGCGCGGCGTGGGCTGCGTGTTTTCTTCGCTTCGTGGCCGTAGCCATGGTCTTTCCTCCCTGGGTGGTGTGCGACCGGGTCTGCTCGATCTCGCGGCTCACCCGCTCGATCAATCCCCGGTCGTAGTGAATGTGGCTCGTCAGCAACGCCAGCGTGCTTGCCCACGCCAATTCCCGATCGCCGCCATAGGCGTTCTCACAATCGCGCCGATCGACGGCCGCCAGGCCGCGTTTCACCAGCCGCCGGTAGTGCTGTTCCTCCTCGGCGAGGTTGGTTTGGTAGCCCTCGAGGATTTCCGCGAGCCGCGCCAGTCGCTTCGCCGGCGTCTTCGGCAGTCGCCGCGTCTCCAGGTAGCCG